GTTTTACCATTTTTATCATGTGAATGAATACCAGTACAACCAATCTCTTTGGCTCTTGCACCTGCTTCGCCTGGATTGTCATACTCATCTTTACCTACTTGATCTTTCATTTTTGGTTTTTTATGATATTTTTCTTCTTCTAATAACATTTTGTTGTCCTCCTTATTTCTATTATCATACAAGCTATTACAGACTGCAAATCTTTGTCTTCTGTTTGGGTAATCATCAACTGATGTGTTATCACCCATACACCTCTCAATAAAATCGTTTCTTTTTTCTTTATCTTTTGGTTTGACTAAAGGCATAATCTTACCAAATTTTTTCTAATAAAGATTTAAGTATCATCTTTATCTTATTATGAAAGAAAATACAACCTACATAACCTATTATTATTCCAATTATTAATTCCATGTTATCCTCCTGTCATGTAATCAGGTGTTGTATAAATAACAACACACCGACAATTAATAGTTTCTTCAGGACCACCAGCAGGATCTCCAGGATACTTTAAAAGAGAACCACCTACTTCAAATTTACTGTTTATATCTACTTGTTGTCCATCTGCAAAAGCATGTGTAATTCTTGTTCTATCATCTTGAACACTTACCCATTCTTTTGTAGTACCTGCTATGTTCATTTGAACAGCTGTCTGTTCATTTGCCCATGATGCAGTTCTATGTACTTCTGTTCTTGCAATCAAACTTGCTCTCCATAAACCCATACCAATCAATGTATTACGAAGTTTATTGCTTGTTTCAGGTAAACTTAAATTGTTGTTTACTGAAAACAAAATATCATTTTGTATAGCTTGTCTTGTTGTTTCATTTATTTCTGAAACAAGTGTTGCAACATTACCATTTATGTATTGTGCTAAAGCTATTTCAAATTCTGTATCAAAATCTTTTACATTTTGTGTTCTGTTAAGAGCAATATTTTTAAACTCTCTTGCAATAACATTATATTGAACTCTAAAAATATTACTTAATCTTGTAAAACTATTATCTAAATTATTTAAAAAAGAAACATCACTACCTGTTTCATAAGCTATTACAGTTTTTTCTGCAATGTCATTAAAATAATTTTTTAATGTTCTTTCTAAATTTTTTTCAAATGGTATTCTTAATCTGTTTTGTCGTTCCCATTCTTGAACTTTTACTTTACTTCCAAATCTTTGTATTTGTTTTTGTGAAAGCATTAGTGTAAAGTTCTATTTCTATCAGGGTTATGTTCAAAACTTACACCATTTTGTAAAACTAAAGCTGTTGCTAAATCACAAGCATCTTCTTCTGCAGGTACAGAACCTAATCTTATAACTACATCCCAACCATCATTATCTTTATTTTGTTCTACGTTAAGTGTAGTCCTTATAACTTTTATTGATTTCATAATATTCCTACGTTTTAAGTGGGTGTCCACTTGGTAATAAATCTCTATCAAATTGTCCTGATCTAAATTTTCCTGTTCTTACAGCAAATAAAAACGCATTTACTCTTGCATAAGCCCATTGTTCTTCTGATCTTACACTTGGTCTTACAGAAGCAGGATTAGTTCTATATGCACCTATTCCCCTTCTAAATACTGCACCAAGCATTCTTAAAGTTACTCTCTTACCTTTTTTATCTCCATGCTTTTCATTGTGTTCTTTAACTTTATTTGCAAGACCTTTTTTTACTGCTGCAGTTAATTGTTTTTCTTCAAAGTTTTCATCAGTAAGTTCTGATGCTTCTTCTAAAAATTTATTTCTTTCTCTATCTAATTGATCAACTTTTTTATTTGACCAGCTTTGTCCAGCATCTCCACCCCATAATGCCCAAGCTATTCTACCTGCTGATGGATAACCACTCTCTCCTGGTCTAAAACCCTCTGCTCTTTTATCAACTTCATGTCTAGCAAAAAATGATTTCATTCTACGTACAGTAGATGGTGATAATCTATCTTTTCTTACAATTTGATTTGCTCTTGCAACACCAACCATAGTACCACCACGACCATGTTCTTTTCTCCATTCTAAACCTTTTTTAGCTTCAGTAACCATACCATCTGTTGGTACTGTATCTATATCTCTTTCAGCTTTTACAATTTCATCAAGTTCACTATCAAGATTCATAATATCTAAAATAGCATCATCTTCTCTTGTATCTTCTTGTGGTGGTGTTTCATCTTTTGGTGTTTCTTCATTTGCACTTGTTAAAGGCATTAAAGTTGCAGAAACTAATAATTCATCTGCACCATCCATTGTATCATAACCTAATTGTTCTCTAGCTTCGTTACGAGTTAAGATACCATTCTGTACACCACTTGTTACAGATTCAAATACTCTACGTCTTTGTTCTGCCATAGCTGGTATTGAATCAATATCATAATGTAATTTTAAATCAGTTCCAAATTGAGGTGTAAGCCACTCATTCATATCAGATTGTATTCTATCCATTAAAGGTAAAACAGTTTCTGTATAAAGAGCAAGTCTAGCTTCTGCAAGGTTACTATAAGTTTGTGAATCAGGTACACCAACTAATTGACTTGGTACACCATAAACTAAAGCTATATCTCTTGCACTAAAGTTTTTAAGAGAAGTAAAGTCCATATCTTTTGGACTCATACCCATTGACTTCCAATCAAAATCACCCTCTAACAACATAGGTCTACCTGCATTGTTTGGTCCTTGAAATCTTTGGTTTAAATCATTTAAAATTTGATTTCTTTGTGAATCAGTTAATTGTACATCGCCACCTGTTTCATCTTTTGGTTTAAACACGACAGCACCACTTGGTCTTGCACCATTTTGTAAAAGAGCAACATTATGTTTATTTGACAAGTTATGTTGATCAATATCCATACTTGCTGCCATAATAGGTGACAAGCCATAGTAATCATCTAATGGATTAAATAGCTTAATATGTTTTACTTTTGATTGCCCTGTTTTTCTATCTACTTGATAAGTTTCAACTACCTTACCACCTAACATATAATTGTAAGCTGTAGGTAAGTTGCCTTTACTTGCAGGGGCTATTCTAATTCTGTCTGGTCTTAAAGGATATAACTCTTGTGGTTCTCCTGTTTCAGGACCATTTTGTAAAACATAACTATTTCCACTAATTAATAAATAAGCATAGACAGCTTGAAAAAATTCTACTTGACCATAATTTGGACTTGGGTTGTTTAATAAATCTAAAAGGGGGTGGCTATCTATTTCTTGAGTACCTCTAAATAAATTTATTTTTACTCTACTTGCTGCGTTTGCAATTTCATTTACACATCTATAAGCTACTGCATTTTGCATATAGCCTTCTTGAGCTAACTGGTCGTACCTATCTTTTGGGTAGACGTTATAACTTAACTTGTCGTAAAAAGTTATATTACCTGCACCATTTTGTTTTCGTGGACTGTTAGTCGCGAAAAATTTTTTTACGTTATCAAATATTGCCATCTTAACTTATTCTCCATAGTGGTTTCTGACTTCTATTCAGACTATTGTATAATGTACTTAATACATCAACTTGGTCATCATGTACATCATTAACTCCTGTAAAGGAAGCTACCTCATGTACTAAAGGTTCTGTCCATTTTGTTTTTTCTGGTAATAACACTCTACCATCATTCCATGCTGCACTAACTGGTTGTGCCCTACTAAACTTGTCTATTGTAGCTGGTTTTTCTAGTATTCTTAAATTATGCTCTTTTTTTAAAAAATCAACTATGCCTCTTTCTGTACCTCCGATATTCGTATATATTGGACTATCATATTTCAACTGATATTTTTTTAATATGGAAGCAAATTGACTAGCATCAACTTGACCTCTCCACCAATCTATCAGATATAATTTTTGATTATACCACTTACCCACACCTATTACACTATAATCACTATACGACTTTCGTGAATAAGCAAAATCTACACTAACCCCTAAAATGCCTCCTATGGGCTCGTTTACAAAATAATTTGCATCTGCAAACACACGACCACCCTTAAAGTAAGGTTGTTGTTGATACATGCTCCTGAACCAAAACTCTCCTACTTGCTTCTTACGTTCATCTAATACACCTATGTTATATCTATCTTCCCATAGAGCTTGTCCTACCTTACGTCCTATAGGATCATTAGCTTCAGCAATAGCAGGTAAAGATATTACTTCCCATTTATCTCCACCAAGCTTATCCTGTTGTATAAGTCTACCAGCTAAATCATCAGGATGCCAACGTGTCATAATAATTATTACAGAAGCATTTGGACTTAACCTAGTAGAAGCAACTGATTGAAACCAGTCTACAGTTTTATCTCTATATACCTGTGACATAGCTTGTTCGTTGTTCTTTACTGGGTCATCTATAATAAATATATCTGCACCCCTACCTGTGATACCACCACCTACACCTACGCAATACATGTATCCACCTTTACTTGTTTCCCAGTTTCCTTGTATGTTTACTCTCATGTTTCTTCGAGTACCAAAGTATTCAGGAACACACTCATCAAATACATCTCTAGCTTTACGTCCCCAACTTATTGCGTAATTGGTTTCATAACTAGATAGTATTACTTTCTTTTCAGGATGTGTTGCTAAATACCAAACTGGAAAGTATTTAGATGTAAACTCTGACTTACCATGTTGAGGTGGCATGTTAATAATTAATCTCTTAATCTTACCTGTCGCTACCTGTAACAACTTCTGATTAAGAAGCTGTAAGTGAGGAGGGAACTGCCATTGACCTTGACTATGTAGTATTGCCAAACCTGCTGGTTGGCTAGTTAGTATCTTTGATTTTTGCAAGTAACTCTGTGGCAAGTTTACTACTCTCTTCGTTTGAACCTATTTTATCAATAAAGTTTGTATCTATCTTCGGTTTAACTGACAGGGCTTGTATATCTGTCGGTTCACCTCTTGCTAATCTTTCTACATCAGTAAGTAACTTGAAAGCAGTAGCACATCTAGATACAGTCTGTACTAACTCTGTATCACTTATCTCACCAAAATCAAGTTTACCATTCTTATCTTTTAATCTCTTTAATAGTTCTTGAGCAGGGGTAATAAGAGCAGTTATCATCTGTAAACTATAACTAGCTTGTCTCTTACCCATCTCTTTAATTTCTTTAGCCATACCCTCATACATAAGCTGTTGTTGATGGGTATCATACACTTCGGCTCTATGTGTCCAATCATACTTACTTGACAGAGATTCTATCCACCTCTTTGATATACCAGTTTGGTCTGCAACCTTTGATAAGCTTCTATTTCTGCCCATATTTTGATATACGCAGTATAAGGAATAGTTCTTTTGGCTTTCTTCTTCTAGTCTTTCAATCATGTTTTTTTCCCATGTAACACCGAACATTTGACGGTCTGGTTGCTGTCTGTGATATATTTACAACAGAAGTGATAT